CCGCGCTGTTCGGCATCGGCGACATCGTCATCGAGGACGCCGTCAAGGTCTCGACCCAGAAGGGCGCGACCCGAGCGGCTGACTACATCCTCGGCGATGGCAAGGTCCTCTTCCTGTCCCGTCCGCAGGGTCTCGTCGGCGTCGAGGGTGGGTCGAACTTCGCGACCATCACCAACTTCGTCTACGAGGACATGACGGTCGAGACCTTCGACGACCCGAAGAACCGCCGCACGGTCGGCAGCATCGTGGACAACAGCGTCCCCGAGCTGACCGCTCCGCTCGCCGGCATCTACGTCGCGAACATCTTCGCCTGATCGGGACGATCTCTCTCTTTTCGTGGGGGGAGGGGTGGGCCTAAGAACCCATCCCTCCCCTTATCGGAGGGCACATGCCCGTTCCATACGCGACCGTGGCGCAGTTCATCCTTTCGGTCGACCAGCGTCTCCTCGCGGAGCTCGGCATCGACGCGGAGGCGGACGGCGTCGTCGACAACACGAACACGATCATCGTCACGGCGCTCACCCGGGCATCGCACGAGGTGCAGACCTATGCGCTCCGTGGCGGCGTGTACACCGAGGGTGACCTCGACGCGCTCCAGTCGGCGACGAACTGGAGCCTGATCGGCGTCGTTTGCGACCTGGCGCTCGGCATCCTGCTCGCGCGCCGTGGCGGTCCATTCGGCGATGCCGTCAAGGACCGCATGGACAAGGCGAACGCGATGTTGCTCGATCTCCGCGACGGCGGCAGGGTGTTCCCCGTCGCGGCGAACATCGACGCATCGAAGCCGATGCTGTCCGTCATCAGCCAGGTCCAGCGCGGCAACCTCGGGATGGTCGCCGACAGCGAGTTCTTCCCGAGAAGGAAGTACACGGCATCGTGACTCCGCGCAGGCTCGCCATGATCCGATCGATCGTCGCAGCCGTGTCGAACGACGTGGCGGAGGCGCTTCGCCGGAACCTCGAGCGCAGCGAGGGCGCTCAGGGCGGGAACCGAGTCCGTCTCGAGCCGCTCGCGATCTGGGACAGCAAGTTCCTTCCGTTCGAGGCGGACAGGACAAACGCGGACAGGCCGCTCCTCGACACGGGGAACCTGTATCAGTCCGTGAAGGTCGGCAATCCCGAAATCTCATCGCTTGGCAATGGCGGCATCCAGGTGTCCGTCGCTATCCTGTCGAAAGATTACGGAGTCGATCAGGCGCGCGGAGGGACGTTCAGCGACGTGTATCTCGGTCGCACGAAGGGCATCCGCAGGATGCGAAACTTCGCCGAGCTGACCGAAGGCGTCGACTTCGTCGTCAAGAAGAAGGTGAGGGTTCCTTCGAGGCCGTGGAACGACATATCGAGGGAAGACATGGACGAGATCGTGAACAACGCGATGGACCGCATCGCTGGAGCATGACATGGCCGCAGGCGACTTTCATGTAAATGGACCGACGAAGATCTACTGGGGTGCTGGCGCTGGCGTTGTCAATTCAAGCCTCGCCGAACTAGGTCGCACGGACAACGAGGATCTCGTCCGCATCAGCGGGCGAGATCACTACCGCACCTTCTCCCGCACCGATCTCGGCGACATGATCGCGGAGGCGGTGCTCGCCGGCACGACGTGGTCGATCGACTTCACGATGGTCGCATGGGACCAAGGCGAAGTGAACAAGCTGATCGCTAAGTGCCGACAGAACAAGACCTCCAGCCAGACCATCGCAGACGAGGGCGAGGAGGCAACTGTCGGCGGCGTGGTCGTCACGGGCGGAGCGCGCATGGTCACGCTCAAGATCGAGCCTGACCGCACTGGAGAGACGGTCTATGTCTTCAACTGCATGTTGAGCGCGGGACCCGAATACATGGACATGGGAAACACCGTCAAGCGAATCGCACTCTCGTTCACGAGCGTGCATGACGGAACGAACAACCCATTGACGACAAGCGCAAAGTCATCAAACCCGTAAAGGACGAGAGATGCCACAGCGAATCGAGATCGGCAACGACGAGTGGAACTTCACCTTCGCGAAGGGAGAGCGGGAGTACCGCATCGACTCCCTCGTCTACACGAGCATCCTGCTCGACAAGACGAAGGGCGACGAGAATCCCCCGAAGGAGGCGGTGATCGAGGCGATGAAGGCGGCGATGGACAACCATGAGGGACTCAGCGACCATGAGATCTGGGCACTCAGCGTGCGCCTGTCCAGGCTGATGAACAAAGCGGGAAACGCCTAAAGGCGGCTGCGCTCTTCGCCGCCGCCTACGGGTTCCCGCCGAGTGCTTGCAAGAACGAGGAGGAGGCCGTGGGACTATTCCAGAACATCCGCACTGCGATGGCCGTCCAGAGCGCGATGTTCGCCCGTGGAATCGCCGCCTGCCTCTCCGCCGACGCCAACGCCGAACTCATCAAGGACTGCGGCGGATCCGCAAAGGACATCGCCAAGATGAAGATCGAGGCGATGAAGCAGAAGTCGGGGTTCCCGCGATGATCGTGATCACGCAGGCACAGCTCTACCGCGCGCTCCGCGCAAGGCTCGTCGACGCGCTTGCCCTGCCGGAGAGCCGCGTCTACCTGACGAACGAGCCGCGCTTCACCGAGGCGATGGACTTCGTCGTCCAGATCTCGCCCGTCGCCGCCGGCGCGACGAACGAGATGAACCGGACTGGCCTTGGGTTCGTCACGGAGCGGTTCGCCGTCACCACGTTCGTCCGCACCGCGTCCGACAACGACATGAAGCAGAGCCGGCAGCTCGCCGGCGAAAGCCACGGCGTCATCGAGCGGCAGGGAGCGATCAGGAGTGCGCTGATCCAGCACGAGCTCGACGGGATCCTCCAGGTCCCGATCAGGTTCGTCTCGAGCGGTCCTGTCCGAATGGAGCCGAGGGCGCAGCTTCATCTGTCCGCCACCGACATCTTCGTCTGCTCGTATGCCCTTGCGTGGCCTGTCGCCGGCGCGATGAAGTTCGGATACAGCGCAACGCAGCCCGCATGGGGAGACCTTGCGAGCGAGGCGTTCCACAATGGGTCGCTGAACTTCACGACATCGGTGAACCGTGCTGGGACCTCGAGCGCGTATGCGTGGTTCCTGATCCCGCAGGACATCCATGCGCAGGGCGTGACGTTCAAGACCGCGCAGGGTCTCGAGCCGTTCTACCACTCTGGATTCCTTCCGCCGAGCGGTCCCGCCACGGGAACCGTCGTGCAGGACGGCGTGACGTACTACCGATACCGCAGGGCTTACCCGACGACGGCGACTAGCCTGTCGTACAGGCTGGAGATCGGCTGATGGCGGATATCCCGACGCACAACCTCGTGTTCCAGTTCCCCGACGACGGCGGCGGCGATCCCGCGCGCGGTGGCGGCGACGGCGGCATGAGCTCCGTCCTCGAGACGCTGAAGCACATCCAGGTCAACGTCGGCGCGATCAACGGCAACGTGCGGGCGATCCTGGACACTCTTCGCCGCATCGCGACCAGCGGACGGTCGCTTGGAGGAGAGGCTGGGATCGGCAGCAGGGGCGGCAGGGGCGGAAGTGGATCAAGCGTGGGCGTCGAGCGCGTGTTCCATGTCGATCCGCGCAAGGCGATCGTCCCTTACTCGCCATATGGATCTCCTTCGTATGCGAGTTCAGCTCCATTCTCTCCCCTTCGCGCACAGGCGGAGCACATGCGGGCGATGGGCAGGATCAGGAGAGGACTTCTCCTTCCTCCTTCAGCCGCAGAGGCGAACAGACCGAAGGTCCCGACTCCATTTGGGTTCGAGACTCCGGAAGGCATTAAGCAGTCCGGATATGGATTCTTCTCTCTTCACAGCCAAGGCTTTGGCGGAATCCCTGGAATCATGGGAGAGGGCAAGAATGCGATGAGGATGCCCTCGAGGTATGACCTCACGACGGGAAAGTTCATCCCAGGATCGGACAAGGTAAAGGTTCCAAAGCCAGTTCCAGAGGGATCCGAGAAGACCGCCTCCGAGAAGGGAGCCGTCATGGCTCTTGTCTCAGGCGTCGGAAAGGTCCTTGCGACGATCAGCATGATCGGACAAGCGATCAGGACCATCGTCAGCTTCGTCAAGTATGTCCCTAACCTTGCTGTAGAGATGCGATCGCGCATGGGAAACGTCAGCGTTCCGATGGCGCAGATGAACGCGAATGTCCGCATGGCCGAGATCCTCGATCAGATGAAGATCGCCAACAATCGTAGCGTGGTCAATGCATACGCATCGTTTACTCAGTCTCAGCTTGGTTTCATCCAGGAAAGCCGTCCGATCAGGCAGTTCTTCACTGAATCTGCTGCCCAGATCGGAGCTCTTGGATTGGGTCTTGGATCGGCTGCATCGACGTTTGCTACAGGTGTCTTCGGACTCGACTTGCAGAAGACGATTATGGGATTTTACGGCATCTTGGGATCCACGAGTCCTCATCTCATGTGGATGAGGACTGTGTACGACGGATATGTCGCGTCTGAACTTGCAAAGAGCAGGACAGCGCAGAATGGGATGTTTGTTGATCCATTGCGAGAGATGACCGGCGGACGGTTCAGCCTTGACAGGGCTTATCCGGGAAATAGCAACGAAACAAACTGGTGGAGCAGCAGGCCATGAGCGAGACAACCGTTACCTACAACGGCGTCACTCTGCGCCAAGTCAGGATCACGGAGTTCAGGATCGAGAATCCATCGAACTTCGGATCCCCTTCGTCTGGCATTCTGCTGCACTCCGTAAGCGGAGAGGCGCTTGTATTCAACGAGACCGGCGAATTCACCAACTCGAACTCGAACTTCGCGACGAAGCTGCTTGAGTCCCTGAACCAGCCACGCAAGGCGCTGAGGATCAGGATAATCGATCAGTCGAACCAGACGTTCACCGTAATCGACACGACTCAAGGCGGAACATCCGCCCTTGCCGCCGATTCCATGAATGGCCCGTTCTTCCGCGCGAACGTGACGCAAATCACCGGAACGAACGCACTGATGGTGAACTTCACCGTCGAGTACGCAAAGACCGCATCATCTCTGAACAAGATCAAGTCCTTCTACTGCACGGCGTCCTTCTCCATCGACGAGATGGGAATGACGACGGTCAGGAAGACTGGTTCATTGCAGATGTCTGCGGCTCCCGAGTTCACCTCGGCTAGCAACAATCTCGCCGGACTGGCATCGGACAGGGCTGGGTCGGTGAACACGGCGACCGAGCAGGACAGGTACGTCGTCGGAGATGCGGGACGAAGCGATGTGGTGATCGACTTCATCACTTCGCATGGCGTCGATGCGGTCTTCGCCGACTACTACCGCCGGTTCGTCTCGGGAAACATGTACCGTGGATTCCGCCGCATGAGGCAGGAATACGCCATCGACGAGAGCAGGACAAGGCTCATCTTCGACGTGACCGACCAGGAGTTCTCGCGCGGCCTTCCCGCTCCTGCCCGCGTAGGAAACTGCTCGTACACCTTCGAGCGGTCGCTCGAGGACAACCAGCTTCTCGGCATCAAGCACTTCATCGCCTCGGTCAAGGGCGACAGGAACGTGACCGCAGGTGCGCTCCTCACGCTCTGCATCAGGCTCTCGCAGAACAGGATCGACTGGCGCGAGGACCTGATCGTGAAGATCCGCGTCACCGAGGAGAACATGCTCACCGAGAACGCCATCACCTTCGAGGTGGTGTCGAAGGGAGCGTCGGCACAGTCGTATGTGGCGACTTCGACTCAGGGAAATGAGTCGCGTGGAGAGGTGACTCCGATTCTTGACTATCACTCGTTGCCTGGAGCAGGCTTGCTCCGAAACATCCTTTCCGGCATCAAGCTCGGCGGATCGGAGAACAACGAGGGCATGTTCAAGTTCGTTCCATCTCCGCAGCCCGATGCGTATGGATCGGCTCTCCTGCTCCGCGTCACTCCTGGAGCATTTGACGCCCAGCGCGTGCAGACAAGCTCGTCTCCCGAACTCTCGTATCCGACGACGCTCAAGATCGACTCTGAGCAGCCTGTCATCTATTCGTTCCCCGATGCGGTCTTCGACTCGACATCGGCAGACGAGCAGGATGGAATCAACCGATACATCGGACCAGGCGGAACTCTTGCAAGGGTCCCATCAGGGCCGAATGGCGGCGATCTTCGCAAGAACAATGCTCCGTCGTCAGGCGGAAACAACGGTGATGGACGAATCCCTCTTCCGAGGCGTCCACTTCGATCAAGCGGCAAGCAGAAGATTTCGGTTAGCACCAACATCGTTCCCGCACATGCGGTCAGCATGTCAGGAGGAACCGTTGCGTTCCAGATCGGCGCTCCATATGCCGTCGTCATAGACGCCCTCGACGGATCGAAGAGCAACGAGCCTCCGCTCAGGGCCTTCAACGACAAGCCGAACACGTCGTTCGTCATGGATTATGACTTTGCCGTGACGAGCGGAACCCCTGATCCAAATGGAAACCGGGTGAACACGGCATCCTATGGGCGCAGGGCGATGATCTACGCGCCGAACGATGTTCCATCCAACGGGGCATCCACGGTGAATCCTGCATTTGCAGTCGCTTCCTTCAACATGGATGGAGAGACTGTCAAGTTCATGCGCTTCTTCCCGAACTCGCTCAAAATGCCGAACGACGAGACGAGGGGTGAAAGCGACTCTTCGTACACGGCTGGTCTTGGAACTCCAGAGGTCCTTGCATGAGCGTCAAGGGCGGACAGGTCGAGATTAGGATCACCCGTGGCAACAGGAACGCAACGGCAAGGCTCCTTACGCCAGAGCTCGAGCGCGCCATCGCAAGGCAGAACATCGAAACCGCCGACATCAATTGCATGAAGTGGCCGGTGTTCGGTCTATCGCGTCATGCCACATGCAGGCTTCTGATGCTTCAGCGAGACATGATGCAGCTTCTCGCAAGCGATCCAGAGGACTGGTCTGACGAGACATACTCGGCCAACGACGATGGATTCCGCGTTTGGTTCATCATCGGAAGCGAGGCTGATTCCTCGAGCACATGCTTTAGCAGGATGCACGTCGCGAAGATCGAGCCGCTGATGCTCTCCGAGTTCGGCAAGGAAGGCTATGGAGAGGCATTCTACATCGTCACATTCAAATGCGATCGATGGGCGGCGAGAAGCAATCGCTTTGACGCTGATCTCTCTGGATCCGTTCTTGGACAATATTTCTCGCGCGGATGGGATCCGGCTGCGTTCGTCGACTCGTATCAGTCTGCGGACAGGCCGCTCGCTGGCAATGTGATATCGGGAGCGATCACCAAGTTCAACCAGACGAGCTACTGGCGCTTGTTCAGGACCGGTACGGATGCGTTCTCCGACTCCAGCGCAGGAGCTTCCCTCGAGATCAGAGGCATCGACACGCTTCTACAGAAACCCCTGGCCGTCATGGTGGATGAAGTGGCGCAGCGGGCCGGAGTCGCGATCGCCTACACGCCTTCACCTACCACGACGGCATCTCCCGGCGTTTATCGGTTCACAGTCGTCGATGTCTACATGGGCGCTCAGAGGATGGTTTCGTTCCTGAACGACTACTCCGTGGACATTCAGGCAGGGTCGATCCTCGACATCAAGGATGGAACGGGAGCATCGACGCTTTCTGGATTCTCCGCTCTCGCGAAGGTTCCAAACGTGATCGCGCAGTCGATTCGTCCTAAGCGCGCGATCGTCGCCGTCAAGCGCAACATGGTCGCCGATGGCACTCCTCCCGACGTGTTCTCTCTTTCCGAGACTACTGCGGCGACATCTGGAACCGGAAAGTTCCAGAGCGAGTACCTCAACGATCCATTCTCTCGGTCCATTCCTTCCGACGCCATCAACCGTGTTGCCGTATCTGGATCTCCGACATTCGGCGAGGGCGGAGCAGTCCACATCAATGCGGACAACTGGCAGACGGCTGCAAGGAATGACAGAAGGGCATATTCGGTAACGAACTACGCCTCTCCATTCAGCGAGGCAGAGTACATCTCCAACGAAGTGGCTGGAAGATGGTCAAGCCGATACCAGTCCGGAATCTGCGACATCTGGTTCCGTGGATGGATCTTCCCATCGCATTTGACTGCATGGCCGGGTGGATCATGGATCGAGCTCCGACTACAGACAGACTCGAGGGGATTCGGGTTTCCGACGACCCGCATCTGCGGCGATATTGACGATCCGATGCTAGGTCCCGTCGCCGACGACAGGCAGCATGAAGTCGAGGGATCTGGAATGGCTCAGGTGTGGCGCGGAGAGGATGGAAGGATCCGCGTACATGTCGGCTATCCATTCGGCATCCCGTGCCTCATCAAGATCATCTCAAGGGAGTCGATCGGTGGTGGAGCGAAGATCTGGCAATACACCGCCAAGATCGTATATCGAAAGGGAAGCGACACGGCAACGACGACCTACAAGGGCGGAATCGAATCATTCCTCGACATCGACGCAAGCGATCCGACGTTGATCGCCTACAACCTGTCCGAGCTGGCGAACACGGCTGGATACGCTGCGCCTGGGTACACGCTTCCTCTTGCACAGCAGGGATTCGACGTGGTTCCCATCGGCGGAGACAGGACGAGCGGAACGCATGAGGTAATTGTTCCCGCCATGCTCTATCTCGGAAGCAATGGCGCAGAGCATAGGACCGTCGCCTACTTCTGCATGACGAACGCCATCGACGGCGAGTGCCCGACTCCCCTCACGCTCGACCAGAGCCTTGACGGAGGGACCTACTGATGGCTGACCTGATCCTGCTCAAGAGGTCGGCCACGTCCGGCTCGGTGCCCGCGCCGGCGCAGCTCACCACGGGCGAGCTTGCAATCAACACCGCTGATGCAAAGATGTACATGAAGAAGTCGAACGGGACGGTCGTAGAGGTCAGCGGGATCAAGGACGGCGAACAGATAGACGGAGGTAACTTCTGATGCCACACACGGAATCAGTCTTTCCGCTCGGAGTGCCGATCGCGCCTACGGAGCCGAACGACACGAACCCGACCCACATCGCCGAGTACGGGCGCGGCGGACTCATGTCCGTCGCCGACCTGACCGCCCGTGACGCGATCGCAAGCGACCGCAAGAAGGTCGGAATGCTCGTCTATGTCCAGTCAGAGGCGAAGTATTTCACGCTGACGGCTATTCCGAACACATGGATAGAGCTCGCGACCGGAGGAGGTCTGACTCCGCTTGTTCCGTCTCCTGCCGGCACGTTCAACTTTGCGAACGTGACCGTAGATCAGTATGGACGAGTCACGTCGGCAACGCAGAACAACGACGTGGCGAGCGCGACGACGCAGCAGCAGATCCTCGCGACGGTCGATTTCCTCATCAACGACATCTCTGTGAACGGCGTGAACGGCGGATCCTGGGACCAGAACTAATGCTGATCGGATACCCCTACGACCCCGTGACGCAGGATCTATGGCTCTACCAGGACATCACTGTATCATGGACTGCCCCGATCCCTGGAAGCCAGGTCGTGAAGCAGCCGTATGCATGGAATCCGAGCAGTCCTCTCTATGGCTATAGAAACTCGCTCATCGGCATCTCGGCGAGGTTGAGAACCCTTGATACCGAGAGTCCCAGGCTCGGTTCGGGATCAACAGCTCCGTACAGCACATACAACGATCCATTCAATCCGGTCAACAGGCCGGTCTGGTACAACTCGTTTCCGATGACGTTCCTGATGCTGGCGGATGGATTCGCGGTCAGTTGCGCGCATTGCTACTCGGGTTTCAATATCCCTAGAAATCCGTCAGTGAGGCTCGTCGGAACGGGTGGTTATACGGCCAATGGTCGGTTCGACGCTATATTTACCGCATCGACGCGATGGCTGAACGCGGACAACAGCCTTCGGTTCGCCGCTGATCCAAAGAACATCATTCCGTTCGGATCGGACACCTTTCAGTCGATCGCATTCCAGATGGCGGTCGACCTAAATGTCTTCGAGTGCCTCGATCTATCGGACGTTCCGCCGGTCATCCCGGTGGATTGCAGGTCGATGTCGTTAGGGCAGACGGCATGGGTGCTCGACAGTAACCATAAGATCATCAGGGTCCGATCCGTCAAGAACTACGTCGACAGCGGCGACCTGCGCTCGCTGTTCAAGGCGGTAAATCCCGATGGGACTGAATCGCCGGTCGATGTCGAGCTGTTCCTCCACGACAGTGGAACATTCGCCCTTGCCGAGATCAAGCCGCCGACCAGCGCGGCTGCGGGAGACGGGATCATGGGCGTCCTCGTGGCATCCGTGAAGTCACCGAACGAACTCGTCGGAGACCAGCCGTTGCAGCAGCCGATGTCTCCTCCGACGACGGGATACCTTGCGAACAAGCCAAGCCTCTCAAGGAACCTATACGAATACTTCAGCGCGAGGGGATCTCCGGTCAATCCGCTTACGTTCGCACGCAGGACGGGAGCACATGCGACCGAGACCGTGGAGCAGCAGATCCTCTCGATACTGACATGACGGAGTAAATCCATGCCATTGACCGGACCAGTCATTCCATGCGCATTTCGAGCAAACCAGAATATCCCTGCGATTGCACCGAATCCCGAGCCCATTCCTGTTACGGGTGATTCCGGTCAGTATGGTGAGATCATCACCTGTCTACGAACTGGACGCATGTGGATTCTGGGAAAACTTCCCGATGGCACTGCGACCTACAGGCCGATCTCGGGATCCGACGTTCGTGCGTTCGTCCACAACAGCTCTGGTGCGACCCTGAATAAGGGAAAGGTCGTCTACGTCACGGGATCGAACGGCGTGGACAAGATCACGGTCGCCCTCGCCGATGCCAATGTCGAGAGCATGTCGGCGAAGACCCTCGGAGTCGTATGGGAGGACATTGCCAACGGAGCCGATGGGTTCGTCGTCACCGAGGGCTTGCTGACGGGTATTGCGACAAACGCCATCGGAAATGCCGGAGACGCGATCTGGCTTTCCGCCACGGCAGGCTTGTTCACCACGACCCGTCCGACCCAGCCTGACCACGGGGTCTTCATCGGGTGGATCGTCAAGAGCGCGGGGGCGGGCGCAGGCAGCATCTTCGTCAAGGTCATCAACTATCCCGAGCTCGACGAGCTGCATGATGTCCTGATCGCGAATCTCCTCGACAACGAGGCCCTGATCTACGACGCCGCCTCTGGGCTTTGGAAGAACGAGAAGGTCTCCTACTCGAGCATCCAGGATGTCGAGGCTTCGTCCCTGCTCGGTCGGTCGAACGCCAGCAATGGGGTGACGCAGGAGATCAAGCTCTCGGCGCAGTTCGTATGGGGCACGGCGGGCGGCAAGCCCCAGCTGTCCATCGCCACGGTCTCGGATGCCACGAAGGTCGACACCAGCACCACGCTGACGGCAGGGGTCGGTTTGACTGGTGGTGGCGACCTGACGACCAGCCGCAGCTTCGCTGTCGACTTCGCCTCGAGCGGCACGGTCAGCACGACGAAGGCCGTGCGGGCCGACGACGCGCGCCTGAGCAATGCCAGGACGCCTACAGCCCACGCGCACCTAATCAACGATCTAACAGACTTTGCTGTCAGCGCCGTTGCTGACAAGAACGTACTGCAATATTCTTCCGCCACAGGTAAATGGGTGAACGTCTCCCAGGCCGATCTGGTCGATGGCGGCGTCTTCTAAAGGTTCAAATCCATGTCTAACACGCTCAGGATCAAGCGGCGGGCCAGCGGTGCTTCAGGAGCCCCCTCATCCCTCTCCAACGCCGAGCTTGCGTTCAACGAGGTCGATGACACGCTGTACTACGGGAAGGGCAGCGGAGGCGCTGGAGGCACGGCCACGACGGTGGAGGCCATCGGCGGTCGCGGTGCATTCGTCTCCCTCACCGGCAACCAGACCATCTCGGGAACGAAGGCATTCACTGGTGCAATTACCGCTCCGACGATGCCGGCGGTTGATTCATCCACCAACGTCGCGACTACGGCATGGGTGAACAGCCAGGGATACCTGACGAGCGCAGTCTCGAGCGTCGGCCTTTCCCTTCCGTCGTTCATCACCGTGACCAACTCCCCCGTCACGGTGAGCGGCACGCTCACGGGAACGCTAGCAACCCAGACGGCCAACACCGTCTTTGCCGCTCCGAACGGATCGAGCGGAGCTCCGACTTTCCGCACGCTTGCGTCGGCAGACATCCCTGACCTTTCCGCATCGTACCTGCCCATCGCCGGCGGAACGATCACGTCGAACCTGACCGTCACGGGAAACCTGACCGTCAACGGAACGACCACGACCGTCAACTCGACGACGATCGACGTGGCGGACAAGAACATCACGCTCGGCAACGTCGCATCGCCGACGAACACCACTGCCGATGGCGGCGGCATCACGCTCAGGGGAACGACCGACAAGACGTTCAACTGGGTCAGCGCCAACAGCGCGTGGACCTCGAGCGAGTCAATCCGCCTCAATCCGCAGAAGGGCTTCTACCTTCTCGCAGGAACGAAGGGCTTCTACTCGACGGCGAGCCTTGCGGTACTGACCGCCCATGCGGTGAGCACCGACGACCTCACCGTGACGAATGCCATCTCCGGCAGCGTGACGGGTACCGCAGCGAACGTGACCGGCACGGTCGCCATTGCGAACGGCGGAACGGGGGCCACTGATGCTCCGACCGCGCGCACGAACCTGGGGCTCGGCACGATCGCCACGCAGGCCGCGAGCAACGTCTCGATCACCGGCGGAAGCATCGACAACATCACCCTTGACGGCGGAACCTTCTGATGGCAAACACGATCCTCCATAAGCGATCCAGCACGGCAGGTGTCACTCCTGCCGCCGGCAGCCTCACGCAGGGCGAGCTTGCGATTAACACTGCGGACGGCAAGCTGTTCACGAAGAAGGTCGATGGAACGGTCGTCGAGATCGGCGGCGGCGGCGGTGGTGTAAGCGATGGCGACAAGGGCGACATCACCGTCTCTTCGAGCGGATCTACATGGACGATCGACAATGGCGTCGTGACGGTCGCCAAGATCAGTGCGACGGGAACGCCGAGCAGCACCACATATCTGCGCGGTGATGGTTCTTGGTCAACGCCGTCAGGTGGCGGCGGCGGGTTCACTCCTGTCAGAATGGCTTACGCCACGACCACAAGCGGTATTTCGATCCCAAGCGGAGCAACGAAACTGCGCGTACTCGCGTGGGGAGGAGGCGGCGGTGGTGGCGGCGGTGCCTTGAACATCGCTGGAACGGCCCGTTGCGGCGGCGGTGGCGGTAGCGGGTGTATGATGAATATCTTCGATTGGGATGTCGCCGATCTTTCGGGAACTTTGTCTGTCGTAATCGCTGCTGGAGGCATCGGAGGAATCGGAGCCACAACGAATGGCGGAAACCCTACTGCGGCAACGAATGGAGGGACCAGCACCGTTACGGGAACATGGAAAGGCAATTCCATGCGCTTGGGGTATGGGTCGAATGGATTGGCTGGTGGCTTCTCCGCAACAGGAACTAGTTCTAGCGGAGGAACCCCTGGTTCGCAGGGCTACACAGGAGGCACAGGCGGCGGTGGCAGCGTCACTTTTGCGGGATTTGGAGGAGGTAGTGCTAGTTCAACTGGACTTTCCCGACCGAGTCATGGCGGCGGCGGCGGTGGAGGAGTGCAAGCGGGAGGTACCGTTATTAGCGGCGGTCAATCATTCGGAAGTTTCGTAAACCAAGATTTGCCTTCGAATGGTGGTGCCGCAGGTGGCGGTAATGGCGATTCCGAATCTGCTGGCCGTGGTACGGATTGGGACTACAGCCGAGCGGGCGGTGGCGGTGGAGGCGGAAACGATGCGGGAAGCGGCGGCAACGGAGGAAACGGTGGCTACGGAGCGGGCGGAGGCGGCGGCGGCGGCGGTACGAATCTAGGCACAGGCGAAAAGGGTGGCAACGGCGGCAACGGTGGAAGCGGCTTGGTCGTTCTGTATTGGAGTTGACTATGCGATACGCGGTTATTGATTCAAGCGGAATTGTGTCAAACATCATCCTCATGGATGATCCAGCGCAGTGGGCTGGTGCCGAAATCGTTGTCCTCATTGCAGAAGACGAATGGGTTGACACTGGCTGTTCCTACGACGAAAACGCTACGCCGCGGTTCATTCCGCCTGTGGAGTGAGTCTGGCATCGTGACGGCGGAAAGGAAGACGGAGATCCTGTCGTGAGCTTCGATCAACTTGGAACCATCATTGCGCCTATGGCGACGATCCTTGCGGCGTCGGCGTGGATCCACAACAGCCTCAACCGCCTCGCCGTGAAGGTCGAGGTTCTTGCATCAAAGCTCGATGACTACGGCGAGCGTATCCGCCGGATCGAGCACGAACTTGATGAGATCAGGAGAAACACTCATGGAAGAAACTAAACCCGGATACAAGACGACCGAGTTCTGGCTCGCCTTCGTGGCGATGGTGATCGGCGCGGCATTCGCGTCGGGGATCTTCCCTGCGGAGAGCGCGGGCGACAAGGTGCTCGGTCTCGCGGCGACCGTGCTCACCGCCCTCGGCTACACGGTCAGCCGAACGATGGTGAAGAAGTGACATGCTCGAGCGCATCGTCGCACAGGTCACCGTCGCGCTCATCGCGTGGCTCGACAAGCGCATCTCGCAGAGCCCAGTGGGCACGGATGCTGCTCCTGATCCTGATGCTCTTCGCCGCGCTGGCGACCGCATCTCTCAGTGGATGCGGGACGGCAGGAAATAGGACTGTCTTCGTTCCCGAGGCTTCGCCGATGCGGATCGGCCCGAAGGCTCGGTTCAAGGTCTGGATCAGGACGCAGGGATCGACCGACTGGGAGCTTTCCTCCAACGAAGTCGCGATCCCCGAGGGTTGGTACATCGTGCCACCCTCATACGTCAGGGAATGACGGAAACAGGGGTGTCATGGGAATCCTCGACAGAGTCTCCGTCAGGAAGGCCGACAAGGCTGTCCTGCGGATCGAGTTTCGACCCGAGCGCAACTCGGACTACCTGTGGATGCTGCTCCGCTCGGACGCGCACCACGACAATGCACACACGGACATCGAGATGGAGCGCCGGCATCTCGAGGAGGCGAAGCGCCGAGAGGCCCTGATCCTCGACAACGGCGACCTGCACTGCGCGATGCAGGGGCGGTGGGACAAGCGAGCCGACCGCAGCGCCATGCGACCCGAGTACCAGTTCGGGAACTACCTTGACCGTCTGGTCGACGAAGCGGTCAAGTTCTACGGCCCGTATGCTCCTAACTGGTGCATGATGGGTCTTGGCAACCACGAGACGGCGATCCTGAAGCACCACGAGACGAACCTGACGGAGCGGGTCGTCGAGAGGCTCAAGCTCGAGGGAGCCGGCAACCTGCACGCCTGCGGATACGCCGGGTGGGTCAGACTCCTCATCTTCGCGCCGAACACAAGGCGCTCGGGGAGCCTGTGGATCTACCGGCACCACGGCTACGGCGGAGGCGGCCCCGTGACGCGTGGCACCATCCAGACCTCGCGCATGGCGGTCTACCTGCCCGATGCGCAGATCGTGTGGACGGGGCATACCCACGACCAGTGGATCATGCCGATCGAGCGATACAGGGTCACGCACGCGGACAGCCCATACACGGACAGGCAGGTCCACGTCAGGACCCCGGGCTACAAGGACGAGTTTACGCCGCAGGATGGGTGGCACACGGAGCGCGGAGGTCCGCCGAAGCCCCGTGGGGCGCTCTGGCTCAGGGCTAGAATAACCCAGGACGGCACAGTAGACTACGACATTACGGAGGCGCGCTGATGGCGGCGGGAATCTACAACTTCACGATCGAGCAGGGTGCTACGTTCACCAAGGGCTTCACATGGAACGACGATGACGGAAATCCCGTCAACCTGACTGGCTACACGGCGCGGATGCAGTGTCGCGCGAGCATCGGTTCGACGGCGACCATCTTCTCGTACACGACTCCATCGGCAAACCTGTCGATTCCGACTCCTGCCAATGGAACGATCGTCCTGTCCATTTCCGCGACGGACACGTCGAACTTTCCGGTTGGCGGCGTCTATGACCTCGAGCTCGTGAGCGGTACCACCGTCACGCGCCTGCTTCAGGGAACCATCAGCCTTTCAGGGGAGATCACGCGATGAGCGTTACCGTCACCGAGACCAACAACAACGTGACGATCACTGGATCGTATTTCTTCCCGCCCGCGTCATACATCCAGGACGCGATCACCGAACAGTTCATCCGCTCTCAGGATGCCTACGACCCAGCGGAAGTGGCTCGGCTCTACAGCGACTTCACGGGCACGTTTGATCCATTCAGCTTCTGCTCGGGAACAATCGGCGCTCCAGGAAGCGGATTCTACCAGTTTGTTACTGGAGATCCGACCTTGTTTGGTGTGATCACAATCGTGACAAATGGATTATCCTCTGGATGCAGGGCGGGATTGTTTGCCACTCCCCTCGATAACAATGGAAACAACGTGCTCCGAGGTTTCATTTTCGGAATCGCACAGGCTCGCCTCAAGGCCAAATGCAGCTTTGTGATCGGCCTTCAGACGAGCCGCGTTGTGGTGGGATGCGCAGTCACCCACGCTGGCAACGATGTCAGCGGTGGAAAGCTGATGATGCAGTACGGCATCGCATTCGTTGCATACGGAACAGGCGGAAACTGGATCGCCACTACGGCAGACAACAACGTGCTGACCGAGGTCGACACCGGAGTCCCTGCCAGCCAGTGGTCGAACCTCGAGATCATCGTGTCAGCCGATGGAAACACCGCTACATGGCTGATCGACGGAGTCGTTAAGCGAACGAGCACCAATGGGCCGTTCTTCGACTACAACGCAAATGCATGCGCATGGGGCATTGAGATGCGCGACAAGCTCGCAGGCGGAGCTGGATCTCCCTCCCAGTTCTCCATCGACTACATGCTTGTAGAGCGAACCGCATCTCGGTGAAGGAGGTCTTCATGGCCCGCAAGCCGAAGAAGGACGAGGGCGACCCGGTCGACCTCACTCCCCTGTACCACGCAGAGCAGCTCTGCCGTGGATTCATCGAGCAGGTCGGAGCGGACGCGGTCGTGGTCGTCTGGACGACGCAGAGCGGGCGCGCGACGAAGTACTGGCGTCACCAGCTCGGCAATGCGATGCTCTGCAATGCCCTCGTCACGAAGACGAGCGAGCAGCAGGAGGAGTCGGAGTGCGAGACCGAAGAGGAAGAGGAGGATGACGATTGAGCACTGCAAGGGGCTGCTGCTGCACTCCCACCGACAAATGCGACAAGGACTGCATCTGGGGCACGGAGATCGAGAGCGGATGCTGCCACAAGGACGACGTTCTGCTCTTCTGGGCGGAGCGCAACGCCTACAACCTGCGCACCAACATCTCGTCGGTCGGACCTGATCCGGAGAACTTCGGCGGCATCCTTGTCAAGGAGATCTGCTGCGACCACAGCCAGCCGCAGGAAGGTCCGATCCAGGCGATCTACAAGTACCACGACTGCTACTGGCGCTGCATCAAGCTCGGCCTGTCGGGACTTCCCGGCGTCGAGCCACTCGCCGAGATGTGCCCCGATGCGACGTGCGACTACGGCGTCGATCAGAACGGCAATCAAGTCCCCTTGCCATGCCTTGCGTTCCGTGATCCCGATTGCTGGTGCTGCAACGACCCGATCTACAACCAGCAGCAATGGAGCAGCAACACGCTTCCGTGCTGCGCCAACTGCAACACGGGAATGATGTCCGAGTGGCGCAAGAGGCGCATGGCTTCGGTCGACCGATGGAAGTGGTTTGTCGAGGCGGTCTGCCACAAGAACGGTCTTGACCTTGGATCCGCAGGCGACTGCGAGACGATCACGACGAGCGATGGAAACGCCACCTATGGGAATTGCAGCCGCCTGCTGAACCAGGCGTTGTGCGTCGTCCACTTCGAGCGATGGTGGAAGATCGCCGAGTGCGCCGAGGGCGACCGCATCTATGTACCCGGATGCACGCCCGGTCCTGGTGGATTCGACTGTGGCGGCAACATCTATCAGTCGACCGAGCTTGTTCCGAAGTGGTGGATCTTCGCGTGCTCGGGAATCCCGCTCTACGCCGGCGACCTGATCGACGCGGTTCGCTTCGAGGTCATCACCGAGGCCGAGGCCATCTCCGTCCTCGACGATCTCGGCGATGGTTGCCGTCATCCGTCGCAGACGATCCTGCGCAAGCTCGCGGTCGCCGGCTACATCCGCGCGAACGACTGGCGCGACGAGCAGCGTCAGGCATTCATCGAGCTCGACGCCAGGTTCCCCGGCGCTGGCTATGCGTCTTGCATCGAGGACACGCACCTCATGCACACGCTCGGTCCGTTCCGCAAGCGCATGACCTACAAGACGGTCGGCACGAGCACGCAGCCGCTCCTGCGCAAGAACGACGTTGTCGACAACCCCGATCTCATTCCGTTGCAGGCGGATTGCTTCGTCGCCTATCCGGGCGCGACGACGGGCGCGACGGCGCAGGCTGACTACGACTACTGGGCGGAACGCCAGTGGGTCTACTTCCGTGGCCGTCCGGGCGGATGGCAGTGGGCCGGCTGGGGCGCGACCCAGTGCGGAGGAGGGGAGCAGAACGAGATCCTGTCGATCCTGCTCGGCAACGGGCGCGGCGACGATTCGTGCATCGAGTCGTTCAAGGGAGGCGGTCGATCGCCCGGTACCGACACGCCATGCTCGTGCTGCAACACGAGCCTGCCCGTTGGCTACAGGCTCGACTGCCGGGGCTGCTCCTACGGCGACTTCGACACAAGCCTTATTCCCGCGTGCCAGCCGCCGAGCGTCTGCAAGCTGCTCTCGTACCGACCGTTCTGCGAGGGCCTGCACATCCAGTTCTCGAACTACGAGTTCGAGACGGACCTGCGTTCCCCGGGCAGCGATCCGAATGGCGGCGGGATCCTCTGCGACCTGTGCTCGAAGAACCAGTGCCTCGTCAAGACGAACGCATATCTCGTCGAGGCGCGCCGCGTGGTCGATTCATGGAACGACGCGATCCCGTTCACCTGCCGTCCAGAGTCGCCGCCGCTTCCTCCGTTCACGAGCTGGCCTGCATGGGTGAAGAACCATCCTGCTCCGCAGAGCTCGATCTGCAACTTCGCCATCGAGCCCGGTCAGGATCAATCGGCGTGGTGCTGGTGCGCGACTCCTCCGTGCGCTCCGAGCGAATACACCGACCGCATGTGCTGCGGAGGCATGTGCCAGGACTTCCTGTGCGACTGCGTGCCCGAGGCGGTCGATCCATACAGCGGACCATCTGCGCCTGCATGTCCGGCCAGCAACGATTGTCCTCCGCACTCGACGCAAGGACAGATAGGCTGCATCGGGTACACGCCTGATTGCCAACAGACATGAATGAGAGAAACTCCTACATATCGTCGCATACCTCCGTCCAGTCGAACCCGACGCCGACGCATCCGAAGCAGCCTGCTCCGCAGCAGCAAGGCGATCCGCAGATGAAGGTCACGGTCGCGAACGCGGCCAAGTACGTCACGGCGGAGATGAGCCTCCAGCTCTACGGACCCGTTCCTGATCCGATCTTCGAGGAGCGCAAGGCGCAGTGCATGGCGTGCCCGAGCCGGAAGACGAGCACGTCGATGCACGACGACATCGGGTTCTGCGCAAGCTGCGGCTGCGGCGTGAACGACCGCTCGAGGCTTACGGTCAAGCTTCGGATGCCGAAGGCGACCTGCCCCATGAACAAGTGGGGCGAGGCGGACGGACGGCACGATCGGATTATCGACCGCATCAAATCCTTCATCGCGCGCACCATCATCGGTTGACAGGCGCGGCGAAGGCGCTATGATTGCCGCCGAGCCACCGTCAGAGAACCGAGCCTTCGCTCGCACACCCCTCCCCCGTCCCGCGCGTTCCGCGTGTCTATCGCAGGTGGCTCCTTCGATGGGTTCTCCGCGCGGGACGGGGGTTTCTTGAGAGAGGACGAACAATGAGAGTCGATCGGAACATGCCCGACGCCGAGTACCACTCGGTCAGGGCTGCGTCGGCGAGCCGCCTGAAGGCGCTGCGCCGTTCCCCCGCGCATCTCCGCATGATGGACGAGGAGCCCCTGAAGGGCGATGCGCTCGCGTTCGGATCCGCGTTCCACATGGCGATCCTCGAGCCGATGCGGTTCGCGGATCAGTATGTCGTCGCGCCAGATGTCGACCGCCGCACGAAGGACGGCAAGGCGGCGTGGCAGCAGTTCCAGGATTCGCTGATCGGATCGGGACAGACGGCGCTCACCGTCGACGACCACCTCGCGATCACGGGCATGGCTCGGGCCGTGTCGGCGAATCCCGTGGCGAACGACCTGATCGTCGGACGCACCGAGACCGAGTTGAGCCTGTTTTGGGATGAGCTCGACATCCCGTGCAAGGCGCGCGTCGACGCCTACAACCTCGAGCAGCGGTGCATCATCGACCTGAAGAGCACGCAGGATGCCTCGCCGGAGGAGTTCCCGCGCTCGGTCGCCAAGTTCGGCTACCACATCCAGGCCGCGTGGTACATGCGCTCGATGCGGCTCGCCGGCTTCGAGGTCGAGACGATGGTGTTCATCGCCGTCGAGAAGACCGCTCCATACGGGGTCGCGTGCTACACGCTCGACCGCGATGCGCTCGACGAGGGCGAGCGCGAGATCGCGCGGCTACTTCCGATCATGTCGAACTGCGTCCACACGAACAGCTGGCACGGGTACGACCCGACGATCCAGACGATCCGCCTGCCGCGCTGGGCGCTGCGCGGAGAGGAGGCATCGCTATGAGCTGCGACTGGGATCAGCCGGTGAACATCGACGTGACCAAGAAGGTCGGCGTGTACGAGAATGGAATCCCCTCGAGGCTGCGCACGATGGCTATGGAGATCGTGATGGACAGGCCGTTCGGCGAGGCGAGGGAGATCGCCATGCGCATCCTGATGGATGCCGCTGAGAACATCGAGCATGACCGCCGGCACATGAGGAACCTGTCCGAGGAGAACGCAAAGCTGAAGGCGAGCATCAGGAAGATGCGCGCTGAAAGGGAACCCCAAGAAGGAGCCACGACATGAGTGAAGTGAAGACCAACGTGAAGACGATGAAGTCCGCCGACTGGAACCAGATCGAGCAGGACGTGGTGAGCCGCATCCGCGCCATGAAGGCGACGGTCGAGCACATGGAGGAGAACGCCGTAAACGACCAGATTTGCCAGGACGTGATCCTGCCCCTGATCGAGATGCTGACGGAGTTCTGCTTGCACATCGAGGCGGGGGACGAGGAATGACCACCGCACTCGCCATCAGCAAGTTCTCGAGCGAGCAGGTCGCCCTCATCGCCCGCACGATCGCGAAGGGAGCCACGCAGGACGAGCTCTCGCTATTCATCGCCGTCAGCGAGAAGACGGGTCTCGACCCGTTCACGCGGCAGATCTACTCCGTCCCGAGGTGGGACAGCCGGCTCCGCTGCGAGGTCCGCCAAATCCAGGTCTCGATCGACGGCGCGCGCCTCGTGGCGCAGCGGTCGGGCGAGTACGCCGGTCAGGACGGACCGTGGTGGTGCGGCGAGGACGGGGTCTGGCGCGACGTGTGGCTGTCGAACAAGCCTCCCGTCGCCGCGAAGGTCGGCGTCAGCCGGCGGGGCTTTGTCGCCCCGCTGTCCGCCGTCGCCCTGTGGAACGAATACTGCCCGCGCAACAAGGACGGCCACCCAACGGGTCAGTGGCCGAAGATGCCTGCGCTCATGCTCGCCAAGTGTGCAGAAATGCTCGCTTTGCGGAAGGCATTCCCCGCCGAGTTGTCCGGTCTCTACAGCGCCGAAGAGATGGCGCAGGCGTCCTCCGACCCTGCGCCATCCTTCGCCGCCCTGCCAGCCGCCGCAGAGCCCCGCCAAGGCGATCCCGATGTGGATCAGGCCGAGGAGGAGGCGATCCGTGCGGAGGCGGCAGAGGTCAATCCTGCCGCCCTCGAGACCGTCAAGGCGGTCGAGTGCCTGTCGAAGGCGGAGGCTACCGCCCTGCTGAAGGCTCTACAGGCGAAGGGAATCCCGCTGTCTGATCTCGTCGACGCGATGAAGAAGGCGAATCCGCCGATCAACGCGCCGGAGGACATGACGAAGTGGGAGAAGGCTTGGAAGGACCGCATCAAGGGCTGGCTGTCGAAGCAGCCTGCCCGTACCTGAATCTCCTCTCGGTTGGCTCGGGGGGAAACCCCCGAGCTGACTTTCGACGGTTGTTCGCGATACGGGCGCTATAAGATATAGAAGGGGCGTTCGGAATCGGCGGAAAATAAGGCATTTGCGATAGCCCGACTTACCACTAATGGTATGTCGCCTACCATTAGTGGTAAGGAGGACGGCTACATGCAGCGACGGATTGCGAACGTGGATGTCGAGACAGGCGAGGTGATGGACGGGCTCGTTGCCTTCATCGCGCCTAAGCGACAGAATGCATTCAACGGATGGATTGCAATGGCACAGACCGCACTGCTCCAGCTTGCGTCGAGCGATCTTCGGGGAACCGACCTGAAGGTTTTGCTCATCTGCCTCGCCAAGATGAACTGGGACAACGGCATTCCGATCAACCAGTCGCAGATGGCGACTGAGATCGGCATCGCCGCGAGTCACTTCAACCGAAGTCTCAAGCGGCTGATGGACTTCGGAATCATCAGCCGTCGAGTTGACAAGGGAGTCAAGGTGTATAGACTCAACCCGCACTTCGGTTGGAAGGGCAGCGCCAAGAACCATCGGCAAGCCGTGACCAACCTGAAGCTCTCATCCTGATCTTTTCCCCCAAGCGCCTGCCGGTCTTGTCGACCAGTGGGCGTTTTCTCTCCGATGAACGAACTCACGACGACAGAGGTCAGCCGCCTCGAGAGCCTCGAGCGGATCATCAGCAAGGGCATGAGGTCGTTCGTCGATGTCGGCCTAGCCCTCGCCGAGATCCAGGGCAATCGCCTATATCGCGATCAGTATGAGACCTTCGAGTCATACTGCCAGGAGCGGTGGAACTTCACCGCCGCGCGCGGTCGCCAGCTTGCGGGAGCCGTGTCGGCGATGGCGAGCCTGCCGGCTGACCTTCCGAAGCCGTCTTCCGCATCGCAGGCCGAGGCGCTCGCCAAGGTCGACGACGAGGACCGTGCCGATGTCTGGCGCGAGGCGATCACGCAGGCTTCACGCTACGGGAAGAACCCGACCGCGAAGGACATCCGCGATATCGCCGAGACGTTCCGGCTGAAGGACGAGGAGGACGTGTCGGACTGGGTCGACCGATCCCACGGAGACGAGGAGATTGCCCTCGTCGGCCCTTTGTTCCTCGAGCTCACGCAGATCCTCAACCGCGCCGCAGACGTGGCATCGCTGCTCGCGAAGACGAGCGCCCGGGAATGGCTGCTGACGAGCGGATCGGCTCTTATCACGAACATCAAGGCGGCGAAGGACCACGTCCATGCGGCGAAGCCCGCAGGGGTCTGCCCGCTCTGCGGAGGCAAGGGATGTGCGAAATGCTTCGAGACGGGATGGATGAACTCCGCGCGCTTGTCATCCGCCAGGAAATCGAGATGACCACGCTCACGATCCTCGGTCGAATCAACAGGCATCTCGGCGTCGTCTATGGATCCCCGATGCCATGCGAGATAGCGCAGCTCAAGCGCATCGTCGTGATCGGACTGTGCAGGGACAAGCTCGGCGCGACGATCAACCACCTTTCTGCGCTGACATGCGAGACGGCGGAGGAGACGACTACACTTCTCAACAAGTGGCGTACCTTCGATCCATCGACTCGAGAGGCGTGGTGGAAGGTAGCCAGCGATGAATGAAGGAGCCACACATGGAACTGAGACCCTATCAGCAGACTGCGGTCGCGGCGATAGATGCGCGCTTGCAGGAGAGCCGGTCGACGGTCGCGGTGCTCGCGACTGGTCTAGGCAAGACAGTCATCTTTGCGAAGGCGATTGAGAACGCGCTGCGCATACCCGGGCGCAGGGCGATCGTGCTCGCGCACCGCGAGGAGCTGATCCACCAGGCCGCCGACCGCATCCGCCAGGTCACGGGCATCGAGCCCGACATCGAGATGGCCGACATGCGCGCGGTCGAGGACGGCTTTAACCGCTCGCCCGTGATCGTCTCGAGCATCCAGACTCAGAACGCTGGGCGCGGCGACTCGAGGCGGATGCACAGGTTCAGCAACCGGAACCCGTGGCTCGTCGTCGTCGACGAATGCCACCATGCCGTCAGCGCCTCGTACCTTCAGGTCATCGAGCACTACATGGAGAACCCGCAGTCGCGCCTGCTCGGCGTGACCGCGACACCCGACAGGCTCGACGGCAAGGCGCTCGGCAGGCTGTTCGACTCGGTGGCGTTCAACTACGACGTATCCGATGGGATACGCGACGGATGGCTCGTGCCGGTGCGCCAGCGGTTCGTGACATGCGAGCACCTCGACCTGTCGGCTGCGCGCACGAGCGGCGGCGACTTCCAGCTCTCCGACCTCGAGGAAGCCCTCGAGCGGTCGTTGCAGGAGATGGTCGTGCCGATGGTGCGCATCGTCGGCGAGAGGCGCACGCTCGTCTTCGCGGCGACGGTGAAGCACGCCGAGCGCATCGCCGAGATCATCAACCGTCCCGGCATGAAGACGGGCCACGCCGAGGTCGTCCACGGCAAGACGCCGAAGGACCGCCGCGCCGAGATCTTCCGTTCGTTCGGGGAGGGCAAGACGCAGTACCTCGTGAACGTCGCCGTCGCCACGGAGGGATGGGACGATCCCGCGCTCGACGGCAAGGGCGTTCAGGTGATCGCCATGATGCGCCCGACGAAGAGCCGCGCGCTGTATGTCCAGATGCTCGGTCGCGGGACGCGCGCGCTCCCTGGCACGTTCGCCGGCACGTCGGATGCCGAGGAGCGCAGGGCATCCATATCCATGTCCATAAAGGACCACATCCTTTGCCTCGACTTCCTCGGGAACAGCGGCAGGCACACGCTCGTCCACGCCGGCGACATCCTCGGCGGCAGGATGACCGAGGGCGCGGCGAAGCGGTACGAGCGCAAGGCGAAGGCGAAGGGAGTCGAGGAGGAAATCGACGTGCTCGCCGAGCTCGACTTGTCGCAGCGCGAGGAGGATCAGGAGAAGGAACGCAAGCGCCGGCTGCATGTCGTCGGTCGCGCCCAGTTCGTCACGCAGGACATCGACCCGTTCGAGCAGCTCGGAATCGTCCCGCGCACCGTGCCGCGCTGGCAGACTCGCATTCCTGCGACGGACAAGCAGCGCGTCATGCTCGAGCGCAACGGCCTGCGCCTACCGAAGGATCTCGACACAGGACGCGCATCGCAGTTGATCGAGGCGCTCATGTCGAAGCCAACGGAGAAGCAGGCATGGTTCATCCGTCGCGCCGGACTCGACCCAGTCGGTCTCGATCGCAAGGCTGCGTCGAACATCATCGACCTGTTGAAGCAGAACAAGCACGCTGATGCGCGCGCTGCCCTTGACAGGATCAAACAACCCTCATAACCTGATCGAACAAGGAGGTGTGATATGCCGATTGTCACGAAGAAAAGGCACAACGCGGTCACGGTCGATCTTCAGACCGACGAGCAGTTGAACCAGCTTTCGCGGTTCTTCACCAAGAAGTTCAAGACGAAGGTGTCGAAGACGGACGTGATCCGCATGGGAATCACGTCGATCTGCACCCTGCATCCCGATGCGCTGATCGACGGGGGGCACTATGCGGCACAGAAGCGTAAATGACCCGCGCGCGGTCGCCGAGCATGACCAGCATCTTGCGAGCCTGAAGGATCAGATTCGCGAGCTTTCCAAGGAAGATCATTCGCTGATCTTGCGGCGACTGAATGATTTCGCGATTGCTCCGGCATCGACGAATGAAAGGCTGTTCGGCGAAATCACTGCTCTTGCATTTCTCATCGCCGCGCACGCCGGCATCACGCTGATGAACGAGATCGCGCTGGAGAAGTGGGGAACAAACGGAACGGAGAGGGACGATGGACGTTGAACTGGTCGCGAAGATGTTCCTGATCCTTGCGTTCGCGTGGATCATGTCGTGCATCCTGCTGCCGAGGAGCGACCATGAATGACCTTCCGCTTCCATGCATCATGGGTTTGTCCCTTGCCATCTTCGCGGTGTTCTGCGTCGGATATCTAGTCGGCCTGTCGACTGCGTATGAGAGGATCAACAAGGGGAATGCAGATGACGAATGGTCCTGACCTCGACATTATTGAGCGGCTGCTCAGGTTCGGCATGAAACCGATTGACCGATACGACGATGACTATCTACTGATTTGGATTTTCATCGTCAGTTTCGGATTCTTTGCAGGTGTCATGTTCTTCTTTTGGTGGAGGCACGCATGACCGATGACATCGTGGCGCGGCTGCGCCTGTACGCGAATGCCTCTATAGACGGTGGGTGGGCGAGTGTGTTCAGGGCTGATCTAAACATTGCCGCCGACGAGATCGAACAGCTGCGCGGCGAGCTCAATGCAGCTCGCGCTGAGGTTTGTTTTTTCCATCCAAGCGTCTGCCGCGGCGCGCAGACCGCCGAGGCATACGCAAAGGCGCGTGGATGGGACTGCTTCAAGGACGAAGATGCCAAAGCCGAATGACATCGCCTACTTCCGCGTGCGGATCGCCTCGGAGGAGTTCGACCTTGCCGGACGCAAGTGCGTCGGAGTCGAGCCCGTCACGAAGGGCGGCCTGACCGCCGACTCGCCGTGGGTGTTCTGCATACCTACCGAGTGGCTCATTCCCCTGGACGAGATGCGGAAGGCGGTGCGCAAGTGAGCGCGATCGACATCCACCTGTGCTCCGATGTCGTCCCGTGCGTTCTCTTCGATGACGCGATCAAGCTCATCAGGAAGCATGACGGCAAGTACCGCGCGCTGCTGACCATCGACAGTGACTCGATGCACCCGCTTCCAGACTTCCTCATCGAGGGCTGGGACGGCGAGCGGTGGACGGCGCTGTTCTCGGTGACGGTGACGAAGGCCGAGATGAAGATCGCATTGGATGCGTGCCAGCGGATCAAGGAGGATTGCCAATGAAGGTAGGTTCCCTGTTCGCAGGCATCGGCGGCTTCGACCTCGGCTTTGAGCGCGCTGGATTCGAGGTCGCATGGTGCGTCGAGTGGGACAAGAACGCGCAGGCTGTCCTCCGCAAGCGGTTCCCGAATGCGCAGGTCTACGGCGACATCCGCGAGGTCGATCCCGACAAGCTCGAGCGCGTAGACGTCATCTGCGGAGGATTCCCGTGCCAGGATCTATCGGTGGCAGGAAAGCGCGCCGGCCTCGCCGGAGAAAGGTCAGGTCTCTTCCATGATGCAATGCGGATTGTTCGACAACTCCGACCGTCCGTCCTCATTCTCGAGAATGTCCCAGGACTGCTGTCGAGCAATCGAGGACTCGACTTCGCCACCGTCCTCCGTGAAGTGGGCGAAGGGTGGGATTGTGCGGAGGTCGGCTGGCGAGTTCTGGACAGCCAGTACTTCGGAGTGGCCCAGAGACGCCGACGTGTGTTCGTTGTCGCAGGTTCTCGAGTCGGATGCGCCGAGCAGATACTTGCTCTCGCCGAAGGCGGCGGCGGGGATCCTCCGTCGCGCGACGAAGCGCGGAAAGACGCTCCCTCCGATGCTGCGGGAGGCACTGGAATCGGTAGCTGGTGGGACGGATCAGACTGCTCGGCGACCTTGACGAAGCAGAATGCGAACGGCTCGCAGCGGATGCCGGACAAGGGAAATTTCGGCGCAGTTGTAATCGACCGCGCTGCCTTCAATCAAGGAACGAATGCCGCGTACGAGCAACGGATTGAGCAGCCAGAGTCGATGTCCGCACTTGTTGCGCGCGGACCGCACGCGGTGGCTTATCCGATCAATGGAATGTGCATACATAAAGAGCTTCGCGATAAACAGATGACCGGTATCGGATTGGAAAATGATCCGATGTACGCGATCCGCGCATTGGGAACGCAGCACTCTGTCGCAATATCGTTTCATTCCACGCAAGATCCGATCTCAAGCGCCGAAAGAACACACGCGCTTGGGTGCGACTCAAAGCAGGGATGCGCGAATGTTGCGGTCGC